TTCATTAGGAAATTTTAGAAAGCTAATAACAAAGAAGTACAAAGCGAATAGAAATAACCAACAGAAGCCACCATTACTAAATGAAGTACACGCATACGTAAAAGACAAACATAATTCTATTTACGGATATGGTATAGAAACAGATGATATGGTTGCAAGATATTGGTATGATTTATCTAACGAGTTTGGCAGAGATGAGGTTATGATAGTTTCAATAGATAAGGATTACAAACAGTTCCCTTGCTTAATGTATAACTATCACTACAAACATAAAGTAGTATATGATATAACAGAAGAGGAAGCAATGTATAATCTATATGAACAAATGATTATCGGAGATACTGCCGACAATGTAAACTATTTTAAAGGTAAAGGAAAGAAGTTTGCTGAAAAGTATTTAGCTGATTGTAATAGCCATTACCAATACACAAAAAAGATGTACAAACTATTTAAAGAAGTACACAAAGGAAAAGCAAAAGAAAGGTACATAGAGTGCTACAATTTATTAAAATTAAGAACCAATTAAAGTAAACAATATGAGTGAGATTAAGATGATGCAATCTATAAAGGATTATGTAAACAACCTTTACAATTTAGATATAGAGAAAGATACAAGAAAAAGACAATACGTAGATGCAAGAACTTTTTACTATAAACTATGCAGAGATTTAACTAAATGTAATTTATCTACAATAGGGGAATCAGTAGGTCGAGACCATTCTGGTGTTATTCACGGATTAAATAATATATTACACCATTTAGATACAGATGAAATAGAAAGAGCATACGTACATTTTGGAAAGGTAGAGAACTTACCAAAAGAATCTTATTCTTATTTAGAATATAAAAATGGAGAGTTGGTAAAAGAATTAAAAAAGAAGAAAGAAATATTAAGATTGTTACCGAAGTTAGAAACCATTTATAATAACTTAAACGAATTAACAGAAGAACAAAAGCAAATAGTAAATAGAAGAAATGAAATGCAGTTTGATACTATTGCAAAATGTTTAAACAGAGTAGAGGAAATAATAGAAACTGAAACAGTAATAGAATAAAATGAAAAACGATAAACAATTAGATTATTTAAAAGTAGTATTACTTGGGCAACTTACAATAGAAGCAATAGAAGATTTACAAGGTACTAACAAATACAGACAGAACATAAAGAATCAAGGTAACAAGTTCCTAAATATGTTAGAGAGTTATGTGCAAGATGATTACAATACTGTTTACCTAAACAACCAAGAGATGACCACAAACGTATTAAGAAAGATTACTACATTGATGGACAAGATAAAAAACTCTGATATAGATGAACTTGTAATGTTAGATGCGGTAATAGATAAATACAAAGAAAACCAAGAATGGTTTATGGAACACGCATCTGCTGACTTTTTAAAATTAGATTAAAATGAGTGATAAAGTAAAATTAGGAGAAATTGTTTTTTGTGATTTAATAATAATATACAAAGGAACTAAACATAAATTAGAAAAAGTAGTTTATAAAAATGATGGAAATTTGTTCTATAATAGAAAACATTTACAAGAATTAAAAATTAAAGAACCAGTAAAAATTGAAGATATAAAAATTATATCTCGATTAGGATTTGAAAATAAATCAAAAGGGTTTACAGAAGTTAAAGGAAGTAATGAGAAAAGAAATAAAATAACTGGAGCGTATGAATAATTTAGAACTAAACAAGATATATTGCGAAAGTAATTTAGATACTATGTCAAGAATGGATGATAGTTTTGTAGATATAATAGTTACATCTCCTCCATATAATATTGGTAAATCAAGAATTAATGGTGGTTTTAATTCTAAAAAATACGATAAATATAATGACAACTTAACTAAAGAGGATTATTTTAAACAAACTAAAGTTTGGATTGATGAAATGATTAGAGTTACAAAATATCACGTTTTTTACAATATACAAGAAGTTACTGGTAATAAAGGTATAATAGCTTTTATAATGAACGAGTACAAAGAACAAATAAAAGAGGTGTTTATTTGGGCAAAAAAAAATCCTCCATCAAGTATTGTTGAAACTATGTGTAGTTCTGGTTATGAATATATATTTTGTTTTAGTAAAGACAATCCAGAAAGTAGAAAATTTAATTATTGCAACTTTAACAATAGGAACGGAGATTATATGAAAAATATAATTATAAAACCAGTTAATTCTGGTAAAGAAAACGCAGGTCATTCCTTTGCTTTTGGGGATTGGTTACCTAACCATTTTATAAATTACTTTAGCAAAGAAAACGATATAGTTTATGACCCTTTTATGGGTACTGGTACAACTGCAAAATCTTCTCATATATATAAAAGGAGATGGATTGGAAGTGAATTGAGTGAAGAATATACGCAAATTGCAAATAAAAGGTTAAAACCATATTTAACACAAACTACTTTATTTTAAGGTATTTAAATAAAATAATTAACAAATAACTATATACTAATATGCAACTAATAAACATTCAAGAGGTTAGACCTAATGAAAACAATCCAAGATTTATAAAGGATTACAAATTTAAGAAACTTGTAAAATCAATTAAGGAGTTCCCACAGATGCTAAAGTTAAGACCTATCGTAGTAAATAGCGATATGGTTGTACTTGGTGGTAATATGCGTTTGAAAGCGTGTAAGGAAGCAGGACTGAAAGAAGTGTGGGTTTTGAAAGCTGATGACTTAACAGAACAACAACAAAGAGAATTTATTGTAAAAGACAATGTAGGTTTTGGAGAATGGGATTGGGATATATTAGCAAACGATTGGAATGGTCAGCAAGTAGATGATTGGGGATTAACAGTAGTACCATTTGAAGATAGTATAGAAGAAGTATTAGAAAAACAAATAGAGAAACAAGATAAGAAACCAAGCACTTGTGAAGTGTGTGGAAAGAATGTAATTTAATAAAATTATGAAAGAAAACCAAAACAGAACTGAACACCATAAAAAAGCAATTATAGAAGCGTTAGAAAAATCGTTGGGAGTTGTTACAACTGCTTGTAAGATAGTAGGAGTAGGAAGAACAACATTCTATCAATGGTTAAAAGATGATGAAGTATTTGCACAACAAGTAAAAGATATTGAAAACATTGCTTTAGATTTTGTAGAGAGTAAACTGTTTGAGAATATAAGAGATGGTAAAACATCTGAAACTATATTCTATTTAAAGACAAAAGGAAAGAATAGAGGTTATGTAGAGCGACAAGAAATAACTGGTGCTGATGGTATGCCTACTAAATTTGAAATAGAAATAATAAAGCGTGAAGATAAAAACTAATGTTGTTTTTGAACATCTATTAGAATCAGATAAGAAGATTACAATAGAGCAAGGTGGAACAAGAAGTGGAAAAACCTACAACGTTCTCTTGTATATTATTTTTAAATACTGTTTAGAGAATACTAACAAGACAATTACGATATGTAGGAAAACATTTCCTGCGGTTCGTAGTTCTGTTATGCGTGATTTTTTAGATATACTAAAGCAGTACAATTCTTATTCAGAGTTAAGCCACAACAAATCTAATCACGAATATAGGTTAAACGGAAACCTAATAGAGTTTATATCTTTAGACCAACCACAAAAGGTAAGAGGTCGGAAAAGAAACTTGCTATTCATAAATGAAGCAAATGAATTAGATTACGAAGATTGGCAACAGTTAATATTTAGAACAGAGGACAAGATAATACTTGACTTTAACCCATCGGATGAATACCATTGGATTTATGACAAGGTAATACCAAGAGAAGATGCCGACTTTTATATCACTACTTATTTAGATAATAGCTTTTTAAATAAAAGCATTACAGAAGAAATAGAACGTTTAAAAGAAACAGATGAAACCTATTGGCAAATTTATGGGTTAGGTTTGAAAGGTATCTCTAAAGCTACTATATTTAATTACACAGAAGTAAACCACATACCACACGATGCAGAGTTTATAAGTTACGGAGCAGATGCAGGATATTCCAATGACCCTACAACATTAGTTTCTGTTTACAAGAAAGAACACAACCTCTACATAAAAGAACATATATACCAAACACAGATGACTACCTACGACATCAGCAGGAAATGGAAAGAGATAGGTATTGAAAGAGAATTGATTTACTTTGATAGTGCTGAACCAAGATTGATTGAAGAGTTAAGAAGAATGGGTTTTAATGTACGACCAAGTTTAAAAGGTGCTGATAGTATCAACGCAGGGATAGACCTCTTAAAACGTTTTAAAATACATATAGAGAAAGACAGTCATAATTGCATACAAGAGTTTAGAAACTACAAATGGCAAGAGGACAGAAGTGGTAAGATGATAAACAAACCAGTAGATAAAAACAACCATACTATCGATGCAGTTAGATACGCTACTTATTCTGTATTAAGTAAACCTAACTTTGGAAGATACGCTATCCAATAAAAAATAATTAACTTTTTTTGTTAATAAGTTTGTGAGAACCAAATAAAGGTTATATCTTTGTAGGGAACAAAAACAAAAGACAAATATTATGAAAACAGTACAAGATTACCAAGAGTTAAGAAGTGAGTTAGTAAAGATTAGAGTTGAACATAAAGAGGAAGCATTAGACCCAAACTTTATTTCAGTTAGAGCAAGTGGTATGAATTGGAGAGATGCTAAAAAAATAGGAATGAAAAAAGATTACTATTACGGTTGGGTTTTTTATTCTACGGCAACAAATTCAAATGGGTATGACCTTTACGAAAAAATTAAAAAAGCTTGTGAGGGATTTAATTTGTCAGTTATAGAAAGACAACTATAAGTAAACACAAATACAAATAATTAAACCTTTACAGAAATGTAAGGGTTTTTTGTTTTATATTAGTTTCTAAAATATTTAAGAATTAACTATATACATATATGAAAGTTGAATTAATAGTACCTAATAACTTAAACGAGGTTACACTTGGACAATACCAAGAGTACATAAGGTTAAAAGATTTATCAGAAACAGAACTATCTCTAAAGATGATTGAGATATTCTGCAACTTAAAAGCAGAGCAAGTAAGATACTTAAAAGCTACTGATGTCAGAAACGTTGTTAGTATTATATCTGAAATGT